ATAAGCAGTTGCGTGGTATTAAGGCAAAACAGACTAGCGATGCTGGAGAAGCAAACCGCAAAACTAACCTTAAAGCTGCATCTGTTGATGTAGGTGGTAGTGGTGAATCAGGAAAGAGGATTTATAGAAGGGCTGACCTTATTCGGCTGAAAATGACCGATCCGAACAGATACGAAGCCTTGAGTGACGAGATCATGCAAGCCTACGCAGATGGACGGGTCAAATAATTAACTTATCGATTTTTGGAGATTTATCATGCCTTTAGGTACAAATAATGTGACAGTTACGACAGCAGCAACGTTCATTCCTGAAATTTGGAGTGACGAAATTGTTGCGGCTTACAAGAAGAACCTCGTTTTAGCAAACTTGGTTATGAAGATGTCTTTCAAGGGCAAGAAGGGTGACACAGTTCACGTTCCTGCCCCTACCCGTGGTTCAGCGTCTGCAAAGGCGGCTGGTTCACAAGTAACTTTGATTGCGGCAACGGAATCTGAAGTTCAGGTAGCAATCGACAAACACTATGAATATAGCCGTTTGATTGAAGACATCGTAGAAGCACAAGCATTAAACAGCTTGCGTAACTTCTATACCTCTGACGCTGGTTACTCTTTGGCCAAACAAGTCGATTCTGACTTGATTAACCTTGGACGTTCCACCAATGGTGGTGCTGGTACAAACGCCTATGCAACTGGTGCGTTTATTGGTGGTGATGGTACGACTGCTTATGTTGCCGCAAGCAACAATGAGACAGCCTTGACCGATGCCGCTATTCGCCGCACTATTCAGCGTATGGATGACACCGACACTCCTATGGATGGTCGCTTCTTCATCATCCCACCCTCAAGTCGCAATACTTTGATGGGCTTGGCACGTTACACAGAGCAAGCCTTTGTTGGCGGTACTAACAATACCATCCGCACAGGTGAAATCGGTAACTTGTATGGCATCCCTGTGTTTGTATCAAGCAACTGTGATACAGCATCAGGCTCTTCTGCCGCCCGTGTTTGTTTAATGGGACACAAAGATTCTTTGGTTCTGGTTGAGCAAATTGGTGTTCGTTCACAAGTTCAGTACAAGCAAGAGTATCTTGCTACGCTGTTCACATCTGATACCCTTTATGGTGTTCAGATTCTTCGTGCGGCGGCAAGCACAGGTGCGGCTAAATCTGCATCTATGTTTGCTCTCTTAGTTCCTGCCTAATTGCAGTTGCGCCCCCCGTAACTGGGGGGACTTTTTTAAACTTAATTAGGAGAAATTATTATGGCAACAGCAAGTGCAGTTGTAACACGCAGAGGTACTGACCAGTTTCGGGGCTTGTTCTCAGATACTTGGGCAGTTCGGGCTACTCTTGACGCTGGTTCTTTAGTCGATGGCGCAGGGGAAACCGATGACGTAACAGTAGCGGGTGTCGCTTTAGGTGACATGGTTATTGGTGCATCTTTAGGTGTGGATTTGGTTGGTTTGACTGTGACTGGTTATGTCTCAGCCGCCAATACAGTTAAATTCCGCATCCAAAACGAGTCTGGCTCAACGGCTGACTTGGCTTCATCAACCTTACGACTAGTTGTAGTTCGTATGGTCTAAAGATCGGGGGGCTTGCTCCCCTTTCTTTTAAGGATAAATATGGCTTTGTTTCGTTGCAATAAATCTGGCAATACAGTCGAGTTCAAATACGATTTTGATATTGTAGAGATGCGTAGGCACCCAGAATACACAGAGGTTGATACTTCTGCTGTTGTGGAGGTTGCAAAAGCTGATGAAACAAGGCAGACACTAACTTTGAAGAAACCTATGGGTAGACCCCGTAAGGAACAAGTATGAGTGATATTGACGCTAGAGATTTTGGCAGAATAGAAGCCCAAGTTGAGGCTCTGCAAGTAGAAGTTCACCAATTGGCTAATGATGTTAAGGCTCTCCTTGAGTTAGCAAACAAATCTAAGGGTGGCTTTTGGATGGGCATGACCATCGCTTCTATGGCGGGTGGCGTAATTACATTTGTTGCTGGTAAGTTACTTAAATAAGGGGAAATCCTATGCCTATGGTCGGAAAAAAGAAGTTTGCTTACTCTGAAAAGGGCGAGAAAGAAGCAAAAGAATATGGCAAGAAAAAGGGTCTTCCTGTGACCATTATGGTTGCTGTTGGTAAGCCAAAAGGTATGCCTATGCGTGGACAGCGCACCGCAACTAACATGATGAAGAAAACAGGTCGTGGCAAATGAAAAAGACCAAAGCACAAGCCAAGATTAGCAAAGTCATGCGTGAGTACAAGGCGGGTGAGTTGCACTCAGGCAAGGGTGGCAAGGTTGTTAAGTCTCAGAAACAAGCGATTGCTATTGCTTTGTCTGAGGCAGGAAAGGCGAAGAAGAAATGAAACAAGGACTTTATGCCAATATCAATGCCAAACAAGCAAGAATTAAGGCTGGCTCTGGTGAGCGTATGCGGAAAGTTGGCGGCAAAGGTGCGCCAACTGCTCAAGCGTTTAGGGAGTCTGCTAAAACTGCAAAGAAACCAAAAAAGGTGAAGTAGATGAAATCTCCAACTTGGCAAACAAAAGCTGGTCAAAATCCAAAAGGCGGCTTGAATGCCAAGGGGAGAGCATCTTATAATAGTGAAACTGGTGGTAATTTAAAAGCACCAGTAAAGTCGGGGGACAACCCTCGCAGAGCAAGTTTCTTGGCTCGTATGGCTGGCAATGATGGTGCTGAGTACGACAAGGATGGTAAACCGACAAGACTGCTTCTTTCGTTACGTTCTTGGGGTAGTAGTTCCAAGGCTGACGCAAAGGCAAAAGCCAAGTCTATTTCCGAACGAAATAAGGCAAAGGCAAAATGAGAGCATTATCGGTTGGCGCAAACCTCACAGCAAACACGCTGACAACCCTTTACACAGTACCTACTGGTTACTACGCAAGGGTGGTGTTGCTACGAGCCGCCAATGCAACTGCATCTACTAAACACATTACTTTTGATTGGGTAGACACTTCTGCCTCTGTTACCTATTCGCTTGTCTATCAAACAACAGTAACTTCCAAAACTACCCAAGATTGGGGTGGAACATCCTATTTTGTGATGGAAGAAGGCGATATATTGAAAGCAACATCTGAGGCGGCATCTACCTTTGCGGTGGCTGTCACCATTGAAGAAGAAGGATTAACACGCACATGACCTACTTAGAAATGATTAACGATGTGTTAGTTCGACTCAGAGAGCCTGAAGTCACTACTTTCACCGAAACCACTTATTCAACCTTGATTGGCAAGTTTGTCAATGATGCCAAGCGTCAAGTTGAAGATGCCTTTGGTTGGAACGCATTAGTTCAAACTATCACAGTTACCACAGTTGCAAACACTTCCTCGTACTCCCTCACAGGAGCTGGGCAGAAGTTCCAAGTCTTAGACGCAATCAATACCACTAGTGTTTTGGGCATGACAAACATTGATTTTGTCACTATGAACCGCAACATCAACTTTTTGCCTGTGGGTACTTCAGCACCAGTTAACTATGCTTTTAATGGCGTAGATGGTAGTTACGATACAAAAGTAACCCTGTATCCAGTTCCAGATGCTGTATACACAGTTAAATTCTCTTTAGCCGTACCACAAGCAAGTCTGGCTTCTAACGCTACTATTGTGTTAGTTCCTGATGTTTTAGTAGTGCAAAACGCCTACGCAAGAGCATTGGTGGAGCGTGGCGAAGATGGTGGATTGACTTCCTCAGAGGCATATAGTTTATATAAGGCAATGTTGTCAGACTATATTGCTTTGGAAGGTACACGCTATCCTGATCGTGGGGAGTTTGTAGCGACATGAGCCAAGCAATCCAAGTCTCTAGCATAAGCGCACCAGGCTTTTACGGGTTAAACACCCAAGATTCTCCTTTGGACTTGAATCAAGGATTTGCTTTAGTTGCTACAAATTGCATCATTGACCAATATGGACGCATTGGCGCACGAAAAGGCTTCTCAAGAGTTAATTCCTCAAGCGGTAATTTAGGCGCAAACGATGTAAAAGTTATCCATGAGTTAGTGCAGCTTGATGGAACTTTGACTATATTGTTTGCTGGTAACAACAAGTTATTTAAGTTGGATGGCTCAAACGCTGTCGTAGAGTTGACCTATGGTGGTGGCGGTACTGCCCCTACCATCACGACAAGCAATTGGCAATGTGCATCTTTGAATGGCATTACCTTCTTCTTTCAGTCTGGCTTTGATCCATTGATCTATGACCCTGCGGTAAGCACCACAACCTTTAGGCGTGTGTCTGAGAAGACGGGTTATGTAGGTACTGTTCCTTCTGCCAATATTGCTATTAGTGCTTTTGGTAGATTGTGGGTGGCAAGTACGACTACAAACACATCAACCATTTCTTTCTCTGACTTACTCTCTGGTCATGTGTGGTCAACAGGAACTTCTGGTTCTTTGAATGTAGACAGGGTATGGGCTAATGGGTCAGATGAGATAACTGGTTTGGCGGCTCACAATGGATTCCTAATCATATTTGGCAAGCGTCAGATTCTTGTCTATGCCAATGCAACTACTCCATCAACAATGTCGTTGAGTGATACTGTGGGCGGTATTGGTTGTATAGCAAGGGATTCGATTCAGTCAATTGGTAAAGACATTCTTTTCTTGTCTAACTCTGGTGTTCGTTCTTTTGCTAGAACAATCATAGAGAAGTCTGCGCCTTTGGGAGACTTGTCTAAGAACATTAGGAATGACTTAATAGGTACTGTTTCAGGCGAAACATTGGCAAACATCAAGTCTGTCTACTCTGAAAAAGAAGCCTTTTACTTATTGACTTTCCCATCTATCAAGTCATTGTTTTGCTTTGATACACGGATAAGTTTACAAGATGGCTCACTCAGAGTAACTAGTTGGGACTCTATTGAGCCAACAGCCCTTTTGTCAAAACGAAATGGTGACTTACTGATTGGTAAGAATGGCTACATTGGGAAATATGGCACTTACCAAGACCATACAAGCCTGTATAGATTCTTGTATTACACAAACCATGCAGACTTAGGCGATCAGAATATTACTTCTATCTTGAAGCGTTTGTCTACTGTGGTGATTGGTGGAACGAATCAAGATGTGATTTTTAAGTGGGGTTTTGACTTTAAGACCAATTACCAATCAGCAATTGCTACCATTCCAGTACAAGATGTTTACTATTTTGGGACAGCAGAATACGGGGCAAATGCTACTGTGATTGCATACTATTCTGATGGCGTTGCTTTGCAGACATTGACTGTATCTGCAAGTGGTGCGGGTAAAGTTGTTCAA